TCATCGGTCAAAATCTTCTTGACGATATATACTGGCACTTTGCCCGATTTATCGACAGATACCACTGGGTTCGGCATTGTGGTTTCCTCCTTTAATGGGCGGTCATTTCATTTTCATGAATGAGATACACCACCTCCAACGAATTCGTACAACCCAAGCGGTTTGCACGACCAATAATCTGACTCTCTAACTCCGCCGACATACGATGGAACAGCATTACGTGTGTCGCGGACTCAATATTGAGACCCGCGCCCATATTGCGTGCATTCAAGAACAGCACATTGTACTTGCCCGCCTTGAACTCCCTCAGGAGCTTCGCAATACGGAGTTGCGACCCATTGAGCATAGAATACTTAATATCTGCAGCGTCCAATGAATCTTCTAGCTTCGTAAAACTTGCATCATACGAGCTAAACATTAAAACACGGGCGTTCGGATTTTCCTTCATAAACTTCACAAAACTATCGTTTTTGTTTAAGAGACTATTCGTCTTGGGAACCTCCTGTGGCTGCATCTGCGCTGCAGACTGTCCCAATACCTTAATATCCTTAATATTGTCAATACGCGCACGACACAGCGGGCAACTTGCTACCCGCTTCAACGACTCGCACAGACATGCAAAACAGAATAGTTGCTGGCAACATGGGGTCACCGCTGTATTTGTTAAATCGCAATAACAAATCGGGCACGTCTGTTCTTTCGCACGCTTCAGCCGCTCCTGAATCGCGGAAATACGACTCTCAATAGACGCAATCTTCTGCTCCTGTGCCTCAATCGCCTTATTCTTAAGTGCTTCCGTAGAATACTCTAACGTCTTCTTATATTCGTAGGTCACCTTTGCATTATGGAGCTCCTTCTGTATAGATAATGTCACTGCATCCGTAATCTCCGTTTCCGTATACGAATTCATTCCTAGACTCTCTAGTGCACCCGCTACATCACCTGCATTCAGCCGCTCCATCATTTCCCTAGAAATGAAACTATCCAGCACACGAATATTTGTCGGAGTTGCACAAATAATCTTCCGTGTCGTTGTTGTCGGCATCGTAAAACTCGTCTTAATATAATCCTCTGATGAATGAACAATGAGTCGTGCACTCTGGCTGACCGCAGCATTAATTGCTACAGTTGAATGATTTGCCGAAATGCCGCACATGCGCCGTACAATATTTACATGTCGGCACCCAGGAATTTGTAAATAGTGATTATTCTGTAGTTTCTTCACGCGTTCAATAACGTAGGGCGGAGTCTCATCTAGAGGAGTATAAGCGCTCAGTACATTGAAGTACGCTCCGCCTGCAAATACTAAATTCAGCCAACTTGCCGAAATAAACCAATAAAAAAGTCCATTGATATCGTCCCAGTCGGTCGTAATAGCAATACTATCCGCCTCATCAATAAATACCCGTCTCCAAAGAATATTTCGTGGATGATGAATGGCACGAAACGAATTCCACATCGTAGATGATACAAAAAGTGCGTCATATTGTTCTATGGTTTCTAACAAATTAGGTAGTTCGGCTTCCTTCCGCTTTTTAACGAAACAGCACTTCAGCGTCGTATCGTTAGACACATACGTTTCCCACTGTCCCATTAGGGCGTGGGGAATGATAAAAAGGGACGTGCTTACTTCTTTGAGTTTCATCCCTGTACCACTCATCGCTTGGGTACGGGTACGAAGGAGCCCTACGTCCCGTCCATCTCCTAGAATCGAATTTCCTCGTATAATATACTCGTTATAGAGTGGTGGCGGCGGAGGCATCTTTACTAGGGACAAGGCAGTGAGAGACTTACCTGACCCTACGCGGTCGCCTAGAATTCCGTAAGAACTATACAGTTTTCCACCGACCGACTCGCCCGCAATAGCATCTACATCGAGCCCGTGTGTCTTAGCGGTTTCTAATCGAAGGGCGGCGGCTAACGCCGACTGCTGATGTAACAACAGGGGCGTTTTGAGCCACTGAGGCGTTACCGACTTTGCCGACTCCTCATTTAATTCCTGGCTGTAGAGGGCTTCAAAAAACGACCATAGTTTTCGGCGCGAAATAATGGACATGTTATCTACCGCTTTTTTGCTAGCGGGGTTTAAATCCTATAGGGCGAAATGTTGCGATGGGGTCTAAATATTGGTGTGTTTAGATATAAACAAGATGTCTACTGCTTCTGCTGCTGAATGGCCTGGTAAACTTGTCAAATCGGCAACTAAGCCGTTTGTCTCTATCCTAACGCCGACGTACAACCGGCGTAAATTCATTCCGTATCTGATTGCGTGTATCAAGGATCAAACGTATCCTAAGGAGCGTATGGAATGGGTGGTCTTTGACGATGGCTCAGACCCTGTGGAAGACTTGCTGCGACCTGAATTTCGAACAATGAATATTCAGTATATTAAGTCCGAGACGAAGTTGAGCATTGGTGCGAAACGCAATCGGCTTCACGACGCAGCACGTGGGGAGATATTGGTCTGTATGGATGACGACGACTACTACCCGCCAGAGCGCGTCAATCACGCCGTGATGACGCTAGTGTCACGCAAGGCGGACTTGGCAGGCTCCACGCGCAATCACGTCTTCTTTCCTGACGACGGTACCATTTGGGAGACCGGTCCTTACGGTGCGCAACACGGTACATTTGGCACAATGGCGTTTACGAAGGCGTATGTGCTCGCGAATCGTTGTGACGAATCGCGCGCTTTTGCCGAGGAAATCGAGTTTACGCGAAAATACTCGGTTCCTCTGGTCCAGCTTGAGCCACGTAAGGTAATGCTGGTAATTGCACACGATGGAAATACATTTAATAAGGGAAAACTACGCACTCCTGGAAATCAATTCATACGCATAACGTCGCTAAAACTCAATACATTTGTTCGCAATAAGACTATACGTGATTTTTATAACGGGCTAAAACTCTAGTCTTATTTCTAAGGAGGAAGTAGGAATGGCTTCGTTGTTCGACAAAATGCCCGGTATGAACAACGTACGCAATGCGGCGACTGGTGCCGTGAATAGTGTAAACAAATTAACACCTGGTGGGGGTATAGGCAATGTAATCCTTTACGTATTGCTTATTCTTGTTATTGTTCTCATCTATTTGCTGCTTACGGGTTATAAGTTTTCTTTGAAATCCTTTGATATCCGTCCAAAGAAATACAAAGCACTCGATAATGCGCAACTCTATTGGAAGACTGGTATGAGCGGCGTAACCAATCTTCGTATTACCGAAGATGAAGGGCTTCCCCACGATTTGAATAGTAGATATACTTACCATTTTGATATTTTATTAGCAAATACACGCAACATTTCAAATATAGAGGGACCGTATCGTCATATCTTCCATCGTGGTAGTTCCGAATTATACAATGATGGGAGTATTGTTGCTCGTGGCGGTGCTGCACCACAGTTACCGCCCTACGGCTTACCAAAGCGCCTCAATCCCGGTATATTTTTGGACCCTAACACTAACGATATTATCATATTTGTAGATACAAAATCAAAGAGTGGTGATGTTTACCGCGAATCGGGTCGCATTTCTGATATTCCCCTTGATAAGCCTTTGCGTCTCTCCGTAAGCGTACACGATAAGGTGCTTGAAATTAACCTCAATTGTAAGCTGGAGTTGACAAAGGTACTGGCAGGTGAGCCTAAGACGGTTGAAAATGTTCTCTACGGTCTTTGTGGCTCCGCTGCCGCCCAGGCATCTTTACAGAATCTCTTTGTCTGGCCTTACGCGCTTGATAACGGAATACTTGTCGATTTCTGTCCTATGCCATTCCCGCCGTTTAACCCACCTGCAGATACTTGTAATATACCAACGGATCCTTCTCTCAAATCAGCTATGGATTCCATCACCGGTGGCATTAATGGTGGAAAGTAACCCTAAATCACTAAAAACATACTTACACTATAAGAGGAATGAATCCCCGATTTATATTTCTTATAGTAGTTCTTCTGATTGTTGCAGGAGCTATAGTCTATGTACTATATTTTATGCCAAAATCGGATGAAACCACTGTACTTGGTCCCTTTGTCCTAAACGGTATACCGTCCGAAGCGGATAGTTCTGGCTCTAAACTCGAATCTGTATTAACTGCAAGACAGTTATCTACATCACTTAAAAGTAATTTTACAATTAGTTTCTTTATCTATATGGATAAGTTGAATATGGAGCGTATTCCATTTGCAGGTCCCGAGGGTGAATATAGGTTCAAACCCCTTGTAAAACTCATCGGCGTCGGCGAATTTGTACTCAATCCCGTACATCAAAGAGCACTTTTACGACTCACGCCTCTTGTACCATCTGTAATGAACGGAAAGTTTAAAACGCCTCCGTACGCTGAGATTACTAATGTCATGAATTCCCGATGGAATCAGATTACTATTACTCTTGAAGGACGTTCTATTGATATATACTTGAATTCCAAGCACGCTACATCACTTATACTTGAAAATCTCACTTGGACCAATCCTACAGGTATGCTTCTTGAAACGTCTCCGGATTTCTGGGGACAAGCCGGTATGATACAAGCCTGGCCTCGCCGGCTTACAGAGAGTGAGATAGTAGAAAATTACAAACGTGTCACCGACCTACGAGGGAAGCCAAATATCCCGGATGCAAAACCAACATTCAAAAGCATCTGGCAAGAACTGTACAAACTTATGTGTAAAGCTGGCTTCTGTCCGAACAGTGGAAAAGGCTCCCAGGGAAGGCTCAGGACCAATGGGCTAGAATATGTAGATTACGAATACGCCTAAAGATTTTTAACAATATAGTTTAGAAGAAGTATGAACGCAGCTAGACAGTTCTATTCGCAAAACTCGCAACTTGTACAGAATGCTATCTATTTGCTAGCGCTTGTCGTTGTCTGCTACCTAATCTACACTTACCTGACGGCGGGCTCCGAGTTAGAGCGCTATGTTATCCAGATAAACATGACAAGTGGAGTATACGGACTTCCAGGCAACACCTCAAGTGCTCTTGTTCCGCAGGGCTCAACAGCGGCTACAACCACTAAGTTCTGTATTAACTACGATGATAGCCAGAAGCCCGACCCGAACTTTATACCCAATCCCCTTGTCCGCATTGTAGAGGGCTCTGATTTCACAATCAGCTGGTGGATGTACATCAGCACGTGGGACGCGAACCAGTCAGGCGTTGTTAAGCCGATTATTGCGGTAACAGACCCCGTTGTCTCTGACCCCATTGCGGGACAGAACGCCGCCTACGTAATGGTAGCGTTCCTCTACCCCAATACCAATATGCTCGGTGTCCGTCTACACACCCGTGGTGTTGCTGCAAGCGAACTCACCTGGCTCACTAACCTTGCCTCAAATGCGACAAGTGCTGCAACAGCGCAGCAGACGTTCAGCAATATGAGCGTAACCCCTGTATGCGATATTAACGATGTTGATATGCAGCGCTGGATTAACTTCACTTGCGTCGTGAGCGGACGTGTGCTCGATGTATACTACGACGGCAAGCTCAACCGTTCTTGCGTTCTTCCGGGCACGGTTGTCGGCTCTCCTTCTGGAAGCGGCAACCAGTATGTATGTACATCTATTGCGGGTGGCTTCAACGGCTTCCTCAATGGCGTGTTCTTCTCTGCCTCAGCGCTCACCCCGGACCGCATCTATGGTCTGTACCAGTCGGGTCCGCAGGGAACTACCAGCATAGTACGTGCTCTCTTCAATATGATAGGCATCAAACTCAATTACAACGGTGGTGGCAACTGGGCGAATTACCTGTAAACCTTGATACAATTCATCAGGATGACGTGCCGGTTTTATAAAACTGGCAGTCTAAATCTAACATTTATGGATTCTCCATTTATAAAACCAATTATAAATAGAGGAAATGGAATCTGTGTCCGGATTTTTGTCAGGCAATGGCTTAGTGCCTCAACTTGCCATTGTCATTCTTACGATGATTGGATTACAGGTTGTAATGGGAATGGTTGAGACGATCAATGATTTTCTAAAAAAGTTGGACCGTCAGGCGGTGGTTCTATTTGATAACAGCACTGCTACTTCTGTAAGTATTCCCCAGGGACCCGACACCGGCTTCCCTATCTTATATAACAGTCGTGACGAGCAGCAGGGCTCTGCATTCTCGTACTCAATGTTCATATTTATTCACCCCGATACCTTTGAGAACCTCGGTCCCAGTGCCGACCAATGCGGAAATGTATCAGCGCCCGGTGCGTCCACAGGAACCGCCCCCGTGAAGCTCAAGCATATTTTCCACAAGGGCAGCGATACCGGTTTCCCGAATCTTGCACCCGCTGTATTTGTGGAGAGCAACGCCAATAACCTACGCGTCTATATGAATACGATTAATGCCTGGGACAACTATGTAACCGTATCGAATGTACCGGTCGGCAAATGGTTCCACCTTGTTATCCTGCTCAAGGGCACCAATCTAGACGTATATGTCAATGGCAATATTGCTGTCCGTATGAAGCTCACTAAGGTGCCGAAGCTCAACGCTGGTGGATTATATGTAATGAAGAACATGTACTTCCCTGACCAAAAGGGTTACGACCCAGCCATATTTGCGGATTACACGGTTGTAGGTCCGATGAAGGGAATGGTCTCGCGCCTCAAGTATTTCGCCTATGCGCTCAACTACTCACACATTGACGCACTCTACCGCGAGCGTGCCAATACCTCAACGGTTGTGGCGGCGGCGACCGACCCCAATGCAAACCAGCCTCCCTACTTCTGGGATGACTGGTGGGTCAATAAATATTAAACCAGCGGGTTTAGTCATTTTTATATGAATTCATCGATGAACTCGTATAAAAATTGGGGGGGGTGGGCGAGTGGGCTTAAAGAACTCAACAGGGCTTAAAGACCCCTAGCGGGCAAACTTGAGTCCGCCCAAGCCGCTGCTAATCTCCAAGAAATTGAGCGTCTCGACAAACGTATAGAGATTGTACGTATAGTTAGCAAGGTACGGAATCGGCTCAACATCTACATCCAACTCTAAACGGTCAATACGACTTGTATTTAGCGTGCCGCTAGGCTGCTGAACCGACGAACCGTTCAAAGAGAAACTGTATACATTCAGTGGCCACATCTCATACTGTGTAGCCTCTCCTAATGCACCATTTGCTGCCCCATTACCTTGCATATAACGGTACGGTACATACTGCTTGAAATAATTGTTGTCCTGGCTATCGAACAAAGCATTACCGTTGGCTAGGATAAACGTATTGAGCAATATATCCCGCTGAATGCCCGCAAGATTGATACCCGTACGACCGATCGGAGCGTTTAGTGCACCTGGATACGGCGTCGGAGAAAAATACGGTATAATGCCCAATGATGCAGCATTTGTACATACCGAATTGGGGTACGTCCAATATGGGCTCGGCGTCACAAATGGACGCTCTGTTCCCAGTGTATACATCCAGTTTGTGAGATTTGTACTCTGATTGCGATATGTAAGTGCATCACTGCGGCGGGCAAAATATACAAGACGTGTTGCTATATTATGTACATCCAGTCTATACGTGTTTCGGGTTGTTATACCGTAAAAGGTAAAGTTCTGTACCTGTCGGACATTATAGCGTAGAGTCTTGCTTGTAAACATCAGTCGCACATCGTCTTGTAGAAACGTATAGGTCCCCTCTAGTGTAGCATCTAGAGGCCAACCGTCCAATAGCGGAACGGCACCCGAAATATCCGTCAGGAAATACTTCATTGCGCCGCTAATATCAGACACATTACCGCCGTA